GTATTTTCAAAAAACCTTAGAAGACTGGGCAACATTTAATATAAATAACAGAACTAAACATGATGCTTCTATTAGCACAGGTTTAGCTTTAATGGCTTGCAATAAGCATAGATATTTACCTCAAGCGAAAAGAGAATTAAAATCAGTAGACTTGGGTTTTAAAAAATACGATAACAAAGGAATTACATCAAAAATTATTTAAATGAATATATACACTAACACTAACAGCGCTTTTCCTAGCCAAGTTGTAAGCACTGCTGAAAAAGCAAGTTGGGAGTACGGATCTCAAGTTGCTCAAGCAATAGAACAAGAGTGGTTTGGTCGAGGCAGAACTAGTGGCAATAGATATTTAACTAATTGGAACAATTATCATCAGCTTCGTCAATATGCGCGAGGAGAACAAAGCATACAAAAATACAAAGATGAATTGTCTATTAATGGCGATTTGTCTTATCTTAATTTAGACTGGAAGCCAGTTCCTATTTTATCAAAATTTGTTGACATTGTAGTTAATGGTATTTCTTCTAAGAGTTATGATATAAAAGCATATTCTCAAGATCCAGAGTCTATAAGAAAAAGAACCGAATACGCTTCAAAGCTTCAAGAAGATATGGTTGCTAAAGAATATCTTGATAACTTAAAAAATACTTTAGGAATTGATCTTTATCAATCTCCTAATAAAAAAGTAATTCCAGAAACAGCTGAGCAATTAGAGCTTCACATGCAGTTGAGTTATAAACAATCGGTAGAGATAGCAGAAGAGGAAGCTATATCTTCTATATTAGCTCAAAATAAATATGACTTAGTAAGGCGTAGATTGAACATGGATTTAACCGTTTGTGGTATCGCTGCGGCTAAAACAAATTTTAATACAGCTAACGGAGTTACTGTAGATTACGTTGATCCTGCTTATATTGTTCATTCTTATACAGAGGATCCAAACTTTGAAGATATATACTATGTAGGTGAACTAAAGGCTATAACAATACCAGAGCTAAAAAAAGAGTTTCCAGATATTAGCGAAGATGAATTAAAAAGAATACAAGCTATGCCTGGCAACAAGTCTTATGTTACTGGTTGGGGTGATTACGATGAAAACACGGTTCAAGTTTTATATTTTGATTACAAAACTTACCATAACCAAGTTTTCAAAATAAAACAAACAGATCAAGGTTTAATGAAAGCTATTGAAAAAGACGATAGTTTTAATCCACCTGAAAATGATAACTTTGAAAGAGTATCAAGATCTATAGAGGTTTTATATAGCGGTGCTAAAGTTTTAGGAACAAATACTCTTTTAAAATGGGAGTTAGCTGAAAACATGTCTAGACCTTATGCAGATACTACAAAAGTAGAAATGAATTACGCTATATGTGCGCCTAGAATATACAAAGGTAAAATAGAATCTCTAGTTAGCAAATGTGTAGGTTTTGCTGATATAATACAATTGACTCATTTAAAACTTCAGCAAGTTTTATCTCGTATGGTACCAGACGGTGTATATTTAGACATGGACGGACTCGCGGAAGTCGACTTAGGAAACGGTACAAATTATAATCCTGCAGAAGCACTTAACATGTATTTCCAAACTGGTTCTATTGTAGGTAGATCAATGACACAAGACGGTGAGTTTAATCACGGTAAAGTTCCTATACAAGAATTAAATAGTTCTAATGGTCAAGCTAAAATACAAAGTTTAATAACAACTTATCAGTACTATTTACAAATGATACGTGATGTAACGGGACTTAATGAAGCTAGAGATGGTAGTACGCCTGACAAACAAACACTTGTTGGTTTACAAAAAATAGCAGCTAACGCATCTAATGTGGCAACTAGACATATTAAACAGTCTAGCTTGTATTTAACTTTAAAAATAGCAGAAAATATTGCTTTAAAAGTTTCAGATGCTTTAGAGTTTCCATTGACAAGACAAGCTTTAGAAAATTCTATATCAACATATAACGTTCAAACTTTGCAAGAAGTTAATAATTTAAATCTTCATGACTTTGGTATATTTTTAGAATTAGAGCCAGATGAAGAAGAGCAAGCTAAATTAGAAGAAAATATACAAGTAGCTTTACAAAGTGGCGGTATAGATCTTGAAGACGCTATAGACTTGAGACAAATTAAAAATCTCAAGTTAGCAAATCAAATGCTTAAAATAAAACGTAAGCAAAAAATGTTACAAGACCAACAGTCTCAGCAAGCTAATATACAAGCTCAAGCAAATGCTCAAGCTGAAACTGCTGAGAAAACAGCTATGGCTGAAGTTCAAAAACAAGAAGCTATATCAGGTGCTAATGTTCAATACGAACAAGCTAAAAGTCAAATGGAAATTGAACGCATGCAAATTGCCGCTCAAATAGAGCAACAAAGACTACAGCAACAGTTTCAGTATGATATGCAACTAAAGCAAATGGACGTAAAAAGCATGGAAGCAAAGGAAGATAGAATAGAAAACAGAAAAGATAAAAGAACAAAAATTCAAGCAACTCAACAGAGCGAAATGATTGCTCAAAGAAAAAACGATACAGGACCTATTGATTTTGAAACAGAAAACAGCCTGCAACCGTTTCCTACAGTTATATAAACTGTATTATTAATTATTTAATTATATTATATTATGTCAGAAGAAGTAAAAACAAATGAACCTGTTAAACAGGAGGGTGAATTTAAATTAAAAAAGAAAACAACACCTAAAAAACTAGTAGAAACAAAAGATAACATTACAAAAGTAAATGTTAATTCAAAAGAACCTTTAATAGAAGTACCAGATAACATTACTAAGGTTGAAATAAAAAAAGAAGAAGATGCCATTCAAATCGGAGAAACAAAAGAAGTATCTGGAGATACATCACCCGGAGATAGCGTTAAGATGGAAGAACCTGTACAAGAGTCCAACGAGACTACTGAAGGGTTTTCTGCAATCAAAGAAGTAACTGAAGAAGAAGTTAAGAAAGTAGAAGCAGAAGTAAAAGAAGCTATAAGAGATGAAAAAGTTTTAGGTAAACAACTACCAGAAAACATTGAAAAGTTAGTTTCATTTATGGAAGAAACTGGTGGAAGCATAGAGGATTACACTAGACTTAACACTGATTACTCTAAAGTTGATGATAAAACATTATTAAAAGAGTATTACAAAAAAAATAAACCTTATTTAGAAGGTGAAGATATTGATCTTTTGCTAGAAGATTTTTCATTTGACGAAGATTTAGACGAAGCAAAAGACATACGCAAAAAGAAAATTGCGTTTAAAGAAGAAGTTGCAAAAGCTAAAGGCTTTTTAGAGGAAACAAAGAGTAAATATTACGACGAGATCAAGTTGAGACCGGGCGTTACTCAGGAACAACAAAAAGCTATGGATTTTTTCAACCGATATAACAAGCAACAAGAACAAGCTACGTTGCAACATGAGCAGTTTAAAGAAAATACTAAAAAATTATTTAATGACGATTTCGAAGGTTTCGATATTAAAGTTGGAGATAAAAGGTATAAGTATAATATTCAAAATGCTCAAAACGTTGCTGAAAACCAATCAAACATAACAAACCTTGTCGGAAAGTTTCTAGACAGCGAAGGTAATGTTAATGACACGAAAGGTTATCACAAAGCTATGTATGCTGCTGAAAATGTAGATAAGATTGCCGCACATTTTTACGAACAAGGTAAAGCCGATGCAGTTAAAGAAGTGGTTAATAAATCAAAGAACTTAACTGATACAAAAGCAAGATCTCAACAAGGTAATGTTTTTATAAACGGTCTTAAAGTAAAATCAATTAGTGGTGCTGATTCTACAAAATTAAAAATAAAAACAAGAAAATTTAACTAATTAAAAACTTAAAATTATGAGTTTATCTCCACAATTCGGAGGGTTAATCCCTTCACAAGTTCAGGAGGTATTGAACAGCAACTACCTACAATTTAACGGTGGTGGTGCCGCTGGTGATACAAACACCTTTGCACAACAATACTTACCTGAAGTATACGAACAAGAAGTAGAGCGTTATGGAAACAGAACGTTATCTGGTTTTTTACGTATGGTTGGCGCTGAAATGCCAATGACTTCTGATCAAGTGATTTGGTCTGAACAAAATAGATTACATATCGCTTACACTGGTGTTGGCGTAGCTGTCGGTCCTGCTGGTGGCGCGTTTACAGATACAGCTGTAACTTTACCAGCTGCACAAGCTAACGTTGTTTCTATTAATGATACAATTGTTATTTTAGATCCTGTAACTGGAGCTGAAGCAAAAGCTATTGTTACTGATTCTGGAGCTTACGCTGCATCTGGACTTGGTGCTCAAGTTCTTACTGTACAAACTTTTGATAATGTACAGCTTATTCCAGCTAATGGTTGGTCAGCTGCTTTAGATAAAAAGATATTTGTATACGGTTCTGATTACAGAAAAGGAACTGACACTGTTCAAGGTAGCGTTGCTGCTTTAAACCAAGGGCGTATAAGTGTTGATCCTCAGCTTACACAATACTCTAACTCACCAATCATATTAAGAAGCCAATACGTAGTATCTGGATCTGATATGGCACAAATTGGATGGGTTGAAGTTGCGACTGAAGACGGAACATCTGGATATTTATGGTACTTAAAAGCTGAGTCTGAAACAAGATTACGTTTTGAAGATTACTTAGAAATGAGTATGGTAGAAGCTGAATTTAACCAAGTTCCTGCTGCTGGTGCTAACCCAGGTATTCCAGCATCTCCAGGATCTGAAGGTTTATTTGCTGCTATCCAAGCTAGAGGTAACGTACAATCAGGATTTACAGCTGCTGCTGGTCTTGATGAGTTCGATGCTATTTTGAAAAACTTAGATACTCAAGGTGCTATTGAAGAAAACATGCTTTTCTTACAGAGACAAACTGCTCTTGATTTTGATGATATGCTAGCTAGCATCTCTGGTGGATACGCTGGAGGAACTGCTTTTGGTTTATTTGAAAACTCAGAAGAAATGGCTCTTAACCTTGGATTCTCAGGATTCAGAAGAGGTTCTTACGATTTTTACAAAACTGATTGGAAATACTTAAATGACGCTTCTACACGTGGTGCTATTAATGGTATTAATTCAATTGAAGGTGTATTAATCCCTGCAGGAACTTCTACAGTATATGATCAAATTCTAGGAACTAATATCCGTAGACCTTTCTTACACGTTCGTTATAGAGCTTCACAGGCTGATGACAGACGTATGAAGTCTTGGTTAACTGGTTCTGCTGGTGGTGCATTTACTTCAACTCTTGATGCTATGGAAGTAAACTTCCTATCAGAAAGATGTTTAGTAACTCAAGCTGCTAACAACTTTGTGTTATTCAAAGGAATCTAATCATTCACACAGGTAATGTTTACCCCTGATGTAATTTCAGGGGTAATTATTACTTTTATTAACTATTTAATTATATTATATTATGGCTAAAAAAGCTACAGCAGAAAAAACTGTTGAGGTTGCACCTCAAGAGGTAGCGGTAAAAACCGCACCAAAAAAACCAACAAAACCTAGTTGGGAAATTAAAGACAGAATCTATTATCTTAAAGGAAGCAAAACTCCTTTAACTTATACAATACCTGGTAGGCATACAAAAAAGCACGCGTTGCTTTATTTTGATAAAGTGTCAGGTAAGCAAAGAGAAATAAGATATGCAACAAACCAAGACTCACCACTTGTAGATGAACAAAATGGAGAGTGTACAATGGGGCATATTGTATTTAAAGATGGTAAAATGATAGTAGATGAATCTAAACAAAATTTACAAAAGCTATTATCTTTATATCACCCTTTAAAAGGTAAAGTTTATGAAGAATTTAGCGCTGTTGCAGTCGCTGAAGATGAATTAGACGTATTAGATCTTCAAATAGACGCTTTAAACGCTGCTAGAGAAATGGATGTAGATTTTGCAGAAGCAATATTAAGAGTTGAAATAGGCTCTAAAGTAAACAGTATGAGCTCTAAGGAACTACGAAGAGATCTAATGTTATTTGCTAGAAGCAACCCATCATTGTTTATAAGTCTAGCTAAAGATGAAAATGTACAGCTTAGAAACTTTGCTATAAGAGCAGTTGAAGCTAACATAATTAAGTTATCTGGTGATCAAAGATCATTTACATGGGGTTCAAATGGTAGAAAACTAATGAGTGTACCTTTTGATGAAAACCCTTACTCTGCTTTTGCCGCTTGGTTAAAAACAGACGAAGGTGTGGAAGTTTATAGATCTATAGATAAAAAACTATAAAAACAAGTGATACTATATATAGGCGGTTTCGGCCGCCTTTTTAGTATATAAAAAAATAAATAAATGCCTGTAAACGTAAACACAGTATATAAAACAGTCTTGTATGTATTAAACAAAGAGCAAAGAGGTTATATGCCTCCAACTGAGTTTAATAGTATAGCTACACAAGTTCAACTTGAGATATTCAATTCTTATTTTCCTGACGGTAATCAAGTTAATAGAGTAAATCAAAATAACACTCAGAATGACACAGAGTATTTTAATATTTTTGAAAACTTATCTTACAAACTAACTCCTTTTATACAAGAGATTCAATTTCAAATTGAATCAAACAATACTAGTTTTGCTTATCCATCACTAGATCCTGTTACAAATTCTTTTAATACTGAGGTTTACATGATAGGAGAAGTTATATGTACGTATAATGGTAATCCGACTATGTATTCAGTTGCTCAAAGAGTTAGTAAAAAAGAATATACAATAATAGAAAAATCTAAATTAACAAAACCAACAAGTAGATATCCTATATATTATAACTATGGATATACTAGTCCTTCTCAATACGGTCAAAATAGTAGTTATATAATAATTCCATCTCCAGTTCCAGACTCATTAACTGCTACTGTTTTAAAAACTCCATCAGATCCAGTTTGGGGATTCAGCGGTGGAACTCAAGGTCAATATTTGTATAGTCAAGCTTCTTCCAATAACTTTGCTTTAGATATTTCTGAACAAACAAATTTAGTAACAAATATATTAAAATATTCCGGTATCGTAATAAATGATCCAACAATAATACAAACAGCTGAACAAGAGTCAAGATCTGTTGAAGCAAATTTAAAATCTTAAATAAATGGGTTTAATAACAGAAACAAATCAACAATACTACGCTGGGTCACAAGGCTTTAGAGGTGACGCAACTGACACTGCTAATCAAAAGTTTACAACAACATTTGATACTGATCTTGTATTAGGTAGTAGTACTAGCTGGAACCCTACAGACGCAGACTATGTTTTAAACAATTTTAAGTTATATACAAGCGCGACAGGCTTTGCTGGTACTTGGGTAGAATGGACTACAGAGTTAAAAGTTAGTAATAATATTATAGAACTAGTTGCTTCTCCTGGGGCAAACGTATATATAGCTGTTCAATTAAAATCTTTAACTGGTGGTTTGTACGGTCAAACAGATAATGAAAAAGCTTTTGGCCAAGCTGTAGAAGACAACTATGGTGAGTATTCTTATGTAAAACTAGGTGATATAATAGATAATTACATGGTGGGTTACGTTGGTGACGGTAAGCTTATACAAACTGCTAAAAAA